AGTCAGGAGTTGTACAGATATACAATGAGTCAGCTCTATCGTATTCAATCATTTCAACTGCTTGTTCAACCAAGTCACTATTGTTTACATAGTCAATACCGGGTGTAACAAACACGTTAATATTAACTGATTCAGGGTTAGAGAAACTCTTTTGTCCTAATAAGTAAGCGTAATAGTCAGTATTACCCCAATCAATAGTGTTATCACCTACTGAGATTTGTTTAAACGCTCCCCATCCTGTTGCCGTTGGGTATTTGATTGAAGAACAAGCTCCATTCAAGTATCCTGCTTTACCTAATACGAATCTATCAACATTAGTTCTTGATTCTCTATAGATATCCCATCCGTCAAATCCACCATTACATAGTAATGAGAACTTACGAGAGAATAATCTATAATATTGGTTATCTGTATTTTCAGGGTCAGTTGTAAATGGTGAACTACCCACATAGAACGCTGGTTGTCCCGCAGTTGCAAATCCTGAAGGAATCAAGATTGACTGTGCGTTTATGTCCATGTGATAACCTCTTGTTAAATACGCCCAATTATCACCAGTTGTATCGTTACAAATGTCTAATGGAAGTTGTTTACCTTTATAATTATAGAAATCTACATCATACCCGATTGTATCAGAAATACCTAAATATGTTCTTCTAACATTATCACCCGCACTTGTGTTAGCATCGTTTGCACCTGTTGCAGTACCGAATGGTTGGTCATAAATAACTTCACCAGGGTAGTCATATTTAGTTTTATAAATTGGGAATGGAGACTTAGCACCTGCATATTCTCTTGTTAAATAACCTTCAAAACCACAAGGAAGTGCGTCTATCGGAGCATCTTCATTCATAGTAATCATCACATATTTTGAGTTCAGTTGATATTCACCATCAACAGTACCTATCTTTTGTGCGATAAAGTTATTTTCATTCGGATTCATAGCACAATTAGTAAACTTCTCAAGTACTACAGGATTTGCGTCACTATCAAAGAAATCTCTAACTAATACATCGAATGTACCGTTACTGAACGAAATGTTCGCTATAGAAATTTTAACTTCAATATTTGCAGAATTACCATCAGCAATTGTTGTAAATTTAAATAAGTTAAATACTTTATTACCTCTTAATTCAGATACAACCCAAGGTGAACTTGGAGATTGATATTGTTCTAAGTACCAAGCGATTGATGTTCCATCAGAACCTTGTCTTGCATCAGGTAAAGAAATTAATTCACAATTTAAACCTCTTACATAACCTTTCTTATATCCGTAGTTTAATAATGATTGATATCTTTCTTCTACAAACAATGGAACAACCGATTTTGGTTTACCAAAGTTTGATGAACCAAATACTTTTGAAATATATTTTGGGTCAGAGTTAGTGAATGAAGTTTCAAAGAAGTAAGGTGTCCCTGTTTTTCCTGTAATATTTAAACCAAATGTTGCATAAGGATTAGTACTAATTCCACTGTAAGGTCCAGTACATACCATTTGAACATTTGATAATTCAGGAACTTCATATACCGCTCCATTGTCATTACTATAATTTGCAACACCTCTTGAACGTAGGGTAGCGATTACTAAATCATCATAATCAGTATATGCAGTACCTGAATATACATAAATTGTACCCATCATACTTCCACTATAACAAGTTACAAACGTACTTGCGTTTTGAGACCCAGTACTTCCCGTTGTTGCAGGGTTACAAGGATTTTCAATTGTAACACAAACAGTCCATTCAGTTATAACTGAAGAATCTTCAGATGTTAATACATATGTTAAGCAACCACTTGAGAAATCATTAGTAGTTACACCACTTTGTTGAGGAACTGAATTAACTGTTATATTAGTTGTACATGCACTAAAATTACTGATAACATTTGTTAAAGTTTCTGATGAGAAAGTCGCATATGGTAAAACAACATTAATTGTGTTATTGTTGTAGTTAAGACTTCCTGTCACACCACTTACATTGTAATTGTAAAAAGATGCACAATTTGAAGATGTTGTAGTTGTTGTAAAATCAACAATTGTAGTGTAGAATGATGAACCTGTATAAACAGAGTTACCAACATTATTAAATAATGAGTAGTACCAAGGGTCATTATTTGGGTCTGCCAAATCAGCCGTTGTTGAACTTACATCATCAACACCATAAACATTTGTTAAATTAGATGTACCGTATGTAGTAACTAAACCATCATAATCGTTACCCTCAATTACTCCATAGAAGTATACTGAAGAATTCACCAAAGAATTATTTAACATTACTTGGTAAACTTGATTTTTAAGATTTGAATTAATACTTGAAATATTCCCGTTGAACAATTCAAAAGGAGTTGTTAATTTTTCTTGTATAATCGCTGGTAAATCCGATGTGAACGATATACTCTCAACACCTGAAGTACAACCTGTGAAGTCAAATATAAAAGGAATAGTTTCGTATTCCAAACATATTGGTTCACAACCTGTTTCAGGAGATGCTGGTTCTAAATTTATACATTTGAATGCTACAGTTGTCGGGTCAACATTCGCCACCGTATAGATAGACCATGAAGGTCCTGCGTCATATCCTGATAACCCTAAAACTCTAGTTACAAATAATTGATTTGATTGTTGTAAATATGATTTCGCGATATACGCCGCTTCATATTTTGGGATTTGTGTATTCACAAATTTTTCTGGGGAAGTACCACCAAAGTATGTAGAGAATTCATCAAAATTTGTGATGAAAATAGGTTCAAATGCCGGACCTTTTAGAGTCTCTCCTACAATACCTAAAGTCGTAACACCCACACTTTGTGAAACAAAACTTAAGTCTACCTCAGATGTGTAAACACCTGGAGATACAAAAACTTTACTGTTAGATGCCATTACTAGATTTTTTGTTAGTTAATTTATTTTATAGATAAATATTTGAAAAAAAAACAAAATACTTGACTTTATTCAATGTATTTATAAATTGGGCAGAATATTTTCTACCTATTTTCTACTATGGATGATAATATTAAAAAAATAAAAAATCTTAAGATATCAATTGAGACTCATGATGTACTAAAAAAATATTGTGATAACAACGGTGTAGTTATGTATAGGTTTTTAGAAAAACTTATCTTAGATAACTGTAAACCAAAGAAAGATATCTATGGGGAAAATTAAAGGAGTAGGTTATTGAATTGAATTTTTGACTCTAAACTGTCATCATTCTTAGTAACTTCTATTTTTACAACATCACCCGTATTAATTTGGATTACCCCAACATTTTCTCCATAATACATGTTATTAATATAAACTTCAAAGTTTTTAACATTCTTTGTTTCACCAAGATTTAGATTAACTGTGTAATCAAACCTTTGGGAAATCAAACTATTACCCACCACAAATAGAACATCTAAATTAGTACTTGCGGGGTTATCATTTATTTTCTTCTGTTTTCTTGAGACACCTTTATCTAATTCAAGAACTTGTAAAACTCTGTTAATTGCTGGTGAAACTTCAAACTCATCCTCATCAATTAAGAATCCTAACATTGTGAATTCATAGGTCTGAATATAATACTTTCTTTTCTCAATAGTCAATTCCGATTCATCAGTAATGTTACCCATAACAATCGGAATATAATGTCCTTTAATCACTTGGTAGGCTTGTTTTGACGCAAATTTTTCTAAAACAACTTTATTAAATGCGTTAAGTTCTCTCATTCTATTACAAATAATTTTAACAGAATAAGTAATATCAACAGGTACAGGTTGTGGTATTTTATAAATGTCCATACCATGTCTTTGACCATCCCAAGTAGGTACTTGAGCATAAAAATATAATCTTCTATTTGGAATGTTATACATTACCGCAGGGTTAGTACCGAATTTAACTTCAGGATTACGAACTGTAGTAATCAATGGTGGTTCAACATTCTTATCTAAATTTTGGAAATCCCATGTTTCGGTAAATTGAGACCAGTTTTGAGTGGTTATTATAATATCAACTGTTGGAATGATTTTTCCTGTTACAACAGTTTTTAATTCATCTCTTACAAAATCTAAAAACCCTCTATCTAAATCGGCATGCAATAAAGATTTTGGTAGGTATGTACCATCCTTATTTATTTTTTCCAATAACTCGTACCTTCTTGGTAACAATGTTTTTGGTTCCGTCAAAGGTAAATATGGTTTAATTTTTTTAGGTAATGCCATTAATTTTCTTCATTAGTGTGACCACATTTATGACAAGTATATGGGTCGTTTCCTCCATCGGATAAATCCCAAGACCACCCACATTCTTCACAAACAACTTTATTGTTGCTCATTTTTTTAACTATGGATTTAAGTTGTCTTTCAAAAATTATAATTTTCATAATCCTCTAAATTCATTATTCATAACAGCTGACGCTATTATTGACCTGTAGAATGGTTTATAACCTCCATAAGTGTGTTTATTGTCAGAAGTAACACGACCATCATTGTTTACCACATAATATCTAACTTTACTTTCAGTTTCATAATATCCAATGTAATCACCATAATTAATATCAATACCTAACTCATCTAACTGACGTTGGTATACTCCCACATTTAAATTACCAGGTTCTGTTTGGTCTAACTTACTTGAGCCCAAATATTTGTTTTCAGGAGCCAATATTTTAACATAACCTTTAAATTCAACAGGTGGTAGAAACTTAATTCCGTCTTCTAAAGTCTCACCGTAAACATCATCTGTCTTAGTTTTAACCCTATCAACTCTATAAAGAATTAATGTAAAATTCATATCACCTTCCAACCATTCGGAACCCATAGAGATTTCCAAACTGAAATCTTCTTCCCCAAAAAATTTACCTATTCTCGTTATTGGAACTTTATTCTCTGACATATTGATAAATATTAATTAATTGATTATTTTTATATTAAAAGTGAACATTGGAATCTTTACCTAATCCAAATACTGTTGAAACCAGAGCATTATCAATACTTGAAAGTTATGATGGTGCAAATAATTATATTCTGAAATTAAAAAAGAACTTTCAAAAAAATAAAAAGTTTTATTTAACACGTTCTCAATCAGATTATATCTTAAATTTTCACGATAAACCACCGAAGGTTGCGAAAAAATGGGTAGACTTAGACCCGTATTTTTCAAAAAAGATTGCCGATGAAAAACTTTATACTGAAATACCTAACAATATATGGGTTGAAAAGTTATTAGCCGAAAAAGAAAAATCTTATCATATTTGGGGTAAATTATTTGAGACTGAAGAAATACACGATTTTTGGTTACCAAAAGGAGCTTTAATTAAAACACATGTTGTTGAAAAAGTAACCATAGATTATTCAAAATATTCTCATAGACCACCATTAGAACATCAAAAGGAGGCTATTGAGAAACTTGTGGGAAGTAAACGATTTATTTTAGCTGATGATATGGGATTGGGTAAGACTACATCAACAATTATTGCGGCATTGGAGACGGGTTCTAAAAAGATTCTTATTATTTGTCCCGCATCACTCAAAATAAACTGGGAAAGGGAAATAAAAAATTATAGTGATAGAAGTGTTTATATTGCGGATGGTAAAAATTTCTCTATTGACCATGATTTTGTCATTGTTAACTACGATATCCTTAAAAATTTCTACGATTTAAAGGAAAAAGAAAATTCATTAATATATCAATTTAATCCTGACTTAATCATCATAGATGAGGCTCATTATGTTCAAAATGGTCAGGCTCAAAGAACAAAATTGGTTAATAATTTCTCAAAAAAGGTTGATAGGTTGTGGTTACTAACAGGTACACCCATGACATCAAGACCTATGAATTATTTTAATTTATTAAGTTTAATTGAAAGTCCTGTTGCTCAGAATTGGATGGCTTATGCCATTAGATACTGTCAAGGATATCAATTTAAAGCAGGAAATAGAAAGGTTTGGAATGTTACAGGAGCGTCAAATTTAGAAGAATTGAGAGACAGGACATCAAGACAAGTGTTGAGAAGATTAAAGGAAGATGTTTTAGATTTACCTGATAAAATTATCACACCTGTTTACCTCAGATTAAGGTCAAGATTGTATGAAGGACTAATGGGGGAATATTATAATTGGTATGACAATAAAAAAGAAGAATCTTCGTCATTAACCGTACAGTTCTCAAAACTTATGAAGGTTAGGCAAGTTATTTCGGAAGAAAAAGTTAGTAGTACAATTGAGTTGGCTCAGAACATTTTAGACCAAGATAAAAAAGTTATTATTTTCACTAATTTTACTGAAACTTTAAACAAAATAAAAGAACATTTTGGTAAACAAGCTGTTCATTTAGATGGTAGTTGCTCAAAACCACAAAGACAATATGCGGTCGACCAATTCCAAGAAAATGACAAAATTAAAGTATTCGTTGGTAATATTAAAGCCGCAGGTGTAGGTATTACTCTTACCGCAGCAGAAGCGGTTATTATAAATGACCTTTCATTTGTGCCAGGTGACTTATCACAAGCCGAAGATAGAGCATATCGTTATGGTCAAAAGAATTCAGTATCAGTTTATTACCCAATATTTGAAAACACAATAGAAGGAATCATATACGACATGATTAATAACAAAAAACAAAACATTGCAACTGTAATGGGTGATAACCTTAATTCAGGTGATGTTGTAGAAGAAATCATGAATAAAATTAATAACTTAAGATAATTTGAACTTTCAGATTATTTATTATTAAAATAATACTGTATGAAAAAGATTGAAGAAAAAATCAATCTGATTAACGAACAACTTTTAAAGGAGGAGTACCAGACAAACAAAAAGTTCATTTTATCAGAAATGAAACGTATAGGTATTGAAGAATTACCTTACTCATATTCTGCTTTAAAAAACTTTATTGATTCAGAAACGATGTCTACCCATTATAATAAACATTACAAAGGGTATGTTAAAAAATTAAACAAGGCACTTTCTCAAAAGGACTACGGAGATTTAGAGTTAGAAGAAATCATTAAATCAATTAGTAAGTACGACGAAACTATACGAAATAATGCGGGTGGAGCTTTC